GACGCGGGTAATGCCCGCTTCGTTGATCGGACCAGCATCGCCAATGATGCCGTAACGAGCCAGTTCTTGCGCTACCGACTTCTTGACGGCTTCCGGCACCGCCTCATCGATCAATACGTCGGTAGCCGCGTCGCGAATGCCCGCAGTCTCCAGCTTCAGCCCCTCACCGCCCAATTCCTCGGCTTGGCGGTAAAGCTGATTGACGCCCTCGCGACCGTTGTCACGCAGCGCCTTGACCGCTTCCTTGACCTGCGCCCCCCGATCGGCTGCGTTGCCTGCATCCGTGCCGAATGCCGAGCGGAACCGCGTGATAGCGCCCTGGATCTGCTCTTGCTGGTCGCGGAAAAACCCGCGTGCCTGCTCGCCTTCTTTAGTGGCCGAAACGCGCAAGGCATTTTCGTCGTTCTGGACGTCGAAATCCTGCTCCGCCTGCCCACGGCTCAGCCGCACGCCTTCGGACTGCGCTTCGTCGTACCGCTCACGCGCCGTGGTAGGGGCTGTGGGCGCTACATCCTCCGCCTGCCCTGCCGGAATGCGCTCAGAGATAGCGTCGACCAGTCGCTGGTTCTGGCCCGCCAGATCGGGCACGTCTTGCGCTACCGATGGCGACGTCGGGGCGCTTTCAGGCAATACCACATCTTCGCCGGTAGGTCGGTTGCGAAAGGCTTCGCGTGCAGCCTGACGCTCTTGCGGAGAGCGACGTCCAGGCGAGTTCTGCACCGTGCGGGCGCGGGCGTAGGATTGCGCCAGATCATCTTCGTCCACGCCCGCCCGCAACGCCAGTTCATGCGCCTCAGGCGTCAGCGTGCCCCGACTGGTCAACGCCAACTCTGCCGGCAGACGATTGATGATCTTCTGAATGGCAGTAGCCCCAGCCAAGCCGCCAGCCAGCCCACCCGCTACAGCGCCAGCCGTGCCGCCATATTGCTGGCCAATCTCGGAGCCCGCACCACCGGTGACGCCCGATACCAGATCAACCACAGGAGCAGCGGCAACCTGCCGGCCGACATAACCAGTCAAACCACCAGCGGCGGCACCTACAGCCGCACCAGCGCCAGCCCCCGCAATACCCGCCGCACCACCACGGCCCGCCATGCTCAGGATGCGCTCTTGATCTGTCACAGCTTCCGGCGCACCGGTCCAGTCCCGAAACGTCTGGCCAAGGTCCGTACTAAGGTTCGTTCCGGCAACGTAATTGATGCCGGCGTTAAGCGGGTTCGCCACGATGCCGAGCAAATCACCGACACCGGCGGCTACATCGCCCACACCGCGATAAAGAGCCTGGCCCGCTGTCTCAGGCGCAGCGTTGGCAGTCGTCGCACCATCAGTGACATGCACGCCGAAATCACGACCCTGCTTGGCAGCGGCAATGGCTTCGTCAATGCCTTGCGCTTGTGCCGGGTCGACGCCCTGCGATCGCAGGAACGAGTCCACCACATCGCGGCGGCCCGTCTTGATCGCAGCCGCCAGCTTCTGCCGATAGACCTTCTGGTCCATCGGCGCAGCTTGAGTAGGCTCGATCGCGACGTCCGCCGGCAGTTCCTCATAGCCTTGCGGGATGGGGTCGATCTGCGCGTCTGCCGGAAGTTCTTCGAAGCCGTCCATCACTTGGCCACCACGCGCTTGCCATTGGGCAACTGGAACACCTGCCTGCCTTGATACATGCCGATCAGCTTACCGCCTTGGGGAGCAGGGCGGGGGCTTTGTCCGCCTCCAAACTTGGCGTTGGAAGGCCCTTCTTGCCGGCCGGCAATTTGGCTACGCAAACGTGACTCTTGATCGTTGAGCGACACCACCCGGTTATGCCCGTCCCGCGCCATCTGGTCGAGCGCGGCATAAAGCTGCTGCTCAGTCATGGCATTATTGAGAATTTCCATGGCTTCATGGCGTGCGCTGTCAGAAGTGACAGCACCACCAGACGCGCCAGAGGCCAACTTTGCGTATTCGTTTGCGGCGGTATTGATCGCCACATTGAAGCCAGCAATGCCAGGATCACCCTGCACATTCTTACGGCCTGCCTGCACCCACCGGTTGAAGATCGGCACACTGCCGGCCGCGCCAGTGCGCGCCAAACGGCGAACTTCCTGTGCGTTCTTTTGGAACGTCTGCTCAAACCCTTCTACGTTTGAACGTGTCTTTTGAATTTGCACAAGCGCCTGACGCGCCGCTTTCACGTCGGCTTGCCGCAGATTGCTGTCTGCGCCATCCATGCCGCGCCCCGCCTGAATTTGTGCGGCGCGTTTCAAGATGGATTGCCGCCATGCGGCTGCTTCCTTGCCCGAACCCAGAGCCGGCAAATCGCCGCCAGCCGCGATCTTCTGCGCGTAAAAGTCAACGGTCGCCTGATCAACCGGATTGCCTGAGCCGGGCTTTGACGTGAAGACGACACGCGCGCCACCACCTCCACCAACCGGCTTATTCCCCGTCCCACCAGACGACGAACCCGGACCGCCTTCAACACGGGAAATGATCGACTGAAGCTGTGCGATACGATCTTTGCCGATCACGTCACCGGGCTTCACACCAAGGGTGGATGCCACGGTACGGATGTAGGCGTTCGTATCGTTGTTATCGCTAGGCGGAGCCCAGCGATTGACGATTTTCGCCACCGTGTTGTAACCGCGATCGATATACGACTCCAGCAACGCGCCTTGCGCCGCTGCGCCGCTGGTCGGGCTGTCGAAGATCGCAAAACCGCCGCTGTCGACGCCAGCAAAGCCAGGCAGCTTGCGCGTGAAGGCACTGGCTTTCAGGTTGCCGGGGTTGTTATTACGGACGCTGCGGGGCGCACCGCTTCCACCAGTCGCCCCGCCACCGCCAGATGCTTGACCACCTCCTTCCGCTCCGCTGACTTGAACGATGGACTCCGAACCGTCTGCATTCTTGATGGTGCGATATTCGGTTTCGGGATCTCGGTAATCCGTGACCCACTGCCCATTATCGTCATAATGCCCGATCGCACGGCCTACGACCTGGCCCTTGCGCCCGCCATCACCGATGCTTTCGTTACGCTTCTGGACATTCGCCGCCGCCGTATCAGGGTTGACCGCAGCCAGCAGCCCGTAAACGATGCCGTTCGCCGCCTTGATCTGTGCTGGGTCTTTGCTCGCCAGCATATCGCGCAACTCAACGTCGTTTTCGTCCGGCTCCATGCCTGCTGCGCGATCCGCTGCGATATGCCGCTCGACCTCCGCCAGTGCGCGGTCCGTCTGCCCGTTCTGCAACAGTGCTTGGATGGGGGCAAGCTGGCGCACGACACCGGCGCGCTTGTCCTCGCCCACGGCCTTGGCGGCCTGGTTGATGGTTTGTGCGAACTTAGGGAAGCGCAGTCCCAGCTGATATAGCTTGTCAGGTGTCGGCTTTTCGCCAAGACCCGTCAACGCGGACTGGAACGCGCCTTGCTCCTGCACAGCGGCGGCTTGCTGCTGCTGCTGAAGTAGCATGTCCTGCTGCACTGACTGGTTGCGCAGGGCCAGCCCCTGGTTCTGCAAGTCCTGCGTCTGCTGGTCGCGAAACGACGGCACCAGCCGCTGCGCTGCTCCTAGTGCCTGTGCATAGTCGCTCAGTTGCACTTAAAAGATACTCCCTAGCGCCTTGCCCAAGCTAAATCCGCCACCGCCGCCCGGCATGGCGGCCCCCGCCGCGCTGTCGAGAAACCCGCCGATGTTGTTCCAGTTGGCGGCGTTGATGCCGCCCTTGGTCAGGTAGTTCGCAGCCTGTGCCTGACCGATGCCGATAGCATTCTGCCCGGCGTTCTGCGCATTGGCAGCGCCAAAGCTCGACACCGAGCCCGTAGCGCCAAGCCCAAGCTGAGCAAGATTGCCATAGCCGGATAGGGCGTTCTGGTAATAGCTCTGCAGCAGCGCCGGGCTAAGCTGCCCAATCGCCCCCGCCGTGTTGCCGCCTCGCACGCCGCCAGTGGCGGATGCAGACTGGAGCAGCCCCGTGGTGGCATCATCCAAATTCTGCTGAAAGAATGGATCGGCCTTCAGGCCTTGAACCGCTAGCCCTTGTGCATCCGAACCATTAGCCCCGATCAGATTGCCATATGACCCAATCGCCGCCGTACCCGCTTGGGTATAGGGCATGTAATCGGCACGGGTCTGCTGAAATTGCTGATTGCCGATATCAGTCGCACGGTTCAGCGCATCGGTTTGCGCCTGCATCGCCTTCTGGCTGGCTTTCTTCTGAGAACCCCCGCCGAAGATGCCACCGATTACAGAAAACAGACCCACTGGAACGCACCTCTATGTCGAGATATGCCCTGGCGCAGGCTATGCGTTCTGCCAATACGCGGCACGCTACACTAGCCTTGCCGCAGTTTCAAGAACCCTTGCACAGTGTACACCGTTCCCGCTGGAAGATTGGCAGCGACCGCCGCTTCTTCCGTGGCGTATTCGGTGACGCCCGATAACATCGGTGCCTGTAGCGTTTTCTGGAATAACGTCTCGGGCTGATCTGCCGTGGCTAGAAGCCCCCGATAAGGCACCTGTACCTGCGTATCCTGGGTTACCGTCAGGTTGAGAACAAAGCCGCCAAGGACATGGGGCACCTGATCGTTGACGAACAGCGTCAGCGTGGGGCCATCGTCCTTTGCGCTAATGCCAGCGCCGACCTGTAGCACCCGCTCATTGGCAAACGCTTCGTTTGGTGACAGCACCAGCACCGTGGCGTCGTTGATCGTTTCAGTGGCGTCGATATTGGATGCCAACCGCGTGGCGGCTTCCTCGCTCATGGCAGCTTCGGCTTCGAACGCCCTGATAGCTCGCAAATCGCCGCCAAGCGCGCGGGATAGGATGTCGCGGGGTAGGGAGGAGATACCGTTATTCGCCATATCTTGACTTTAGCATGAGACGTGGCATTTTACGAGGGCTGCGGCTGGCGGAGGTAATTCGATACATACCCGCACGCTGTTGGATTTTTCTGTTGGCCTCTGCCGGTCACTGGTTCCAGCCGCAGCATTTTAGGGCAACACCGTTGGGGTGGGATTACACGGAAAGCGCGCCGTGATCTTGCCGGGTTCAAGTCCCGGCAGCCCTGCCATCACACACCCAACCCCCGCACACCCATCTCACAAGCCGCCCACCCGGCCGCCATGGCGCTATAACCACGGAACCGCACGCCCATGTAATTCCGGACGCGCGCATGAGGTCGCCACTGTACGCGCTTGTATCGCTCGCCAGCCTTGCCCGCCGACACCGCCCGCTCTGGCGTGAATGTCTCACCGTCACGCGAGTAGGACATGAACACGTCAGCCCCTAGGCTATCATCACCACGCCCTGGCAAGCCCACCAGTTCAATACGATCGATAATCGCACCGCGCGCCTGGTTATAGACGAACCCCACGTCAAACTGCCACTGCGCTGGCTCACCAAAATGGCGCGTTGCTACATCCCGTAGCGAGCCGATCGCTCCGCTGTTTAGGTCGCCCACAAGAAACCGGTTATAGGCAAATACCGCCCACCGGATACGATATGCCTTGCCGATACCGGACTGACACCGATACCAGATCGGCTCGCCTGCCTTTTCCGTCGCTTTGGCGAGAAACACCCACGTCTCATCCGGCAGATGCACCAGCAAACGCAGCTCATCGCGCGAGATGCGCTTTTCCAGCACAATCTGGGACGGCGTGGCAACGCGCGCCAAGGCATCGTCCACCACGCGCGTGCTGATCTTGCTGGACGTGGCAGATCCGGCGACATGCACGCCCAACGCATCGCTGCGAGATGACCCCACGAACGCGAACGTCTCACCGAACAGCGTCTTGGCTTGCGTGCCGACGCACCCCGTCTGGATCGTCGCACCTTCCACCACCTGAAACGGAAATTGTGCCCCGCCCACGTTCTGGAACACCTGTATGGTATCGGTGCCCAGCACATATACCTCACCGCGTAGCTTGATCAGACCGACGATGGGATCGGGGTCAGCTTCCGCACTGGCATACTTCAGCGGCTTCACTTCGAAAGGGTCATTAATCTCGGTAACCCCAAGATACTTGCCATCCGTGAACGCGGTATAGCCGTCTACCCACAGGCTATCGACGACTGCGCCCAAGTCGATGTCGGTAACTTGGCGCAGAGCGCTGCCATCGTAGTACCAAAGCGCCGTACCGCTGCGGATAATAAGGCGATCGAACGAATAATCCAGCGAGGCCGTCCCCGCACCTCCCACTGACCCAATGGTCTGGACCGCACCGCCTGCATTCACCGATACCAGCCATTCGCCCATCACCGCATAGTAGAGGTCGTTCCACACGATAGCCGCGCGCATGGGCGCAGGACCAGCGGCAAAATCTTCGGTGCCGGCCGTATGCCGCAATTGCCCCTTGGATACGCCGCTATCAATGATGATGGGCTCCAGATTGAGCGGATGCGATAGCTGGAACTCGGCCGCCTCGTTCGTCGTGATGCCATGCAATAGCGGGACCGCGACCATCAGTCAGATCCGGTGTAAGGCGCGTTGATGCCCCAGCCAAGCGAGCGATGACCTGTGCCACGCACTGTCCGCCCCGGGAACTCCACACACGGAATAGTCGCGATCTGGGATTGCAAATTCATCAGCGAGCGCGCCGCCGTAGCCTTATACTCAGGCGGCAATGACACGCCGATACCCGGCGCAATCCGCATGGCCAAATACTGCGCCACAGTGTTGATGGCGAAATCCGGCAACCCGGAATTGCCATCCGCCTGGCCTACGCCGTAAGCCGGTTGCGAATAGCCTAACTGCGCCCACGGCTCTTCCAGCATCAGCGCGTTGAGCTTGCGCAATGCCATGGACTGCTCTTCCGGCGTGCGATCGAACTCGTACCCCGCCAGCCCGCAATCATCGAAGGCCAGCTCGATGATATCGCGCTTGGGGCGACCGGATACGGGAATGTGGGCGGTGACGGTCATGCGGCATTTGGCTCCGCTGCTTGGTAATCGAATGTCACCGTACCCGGATTGACACCCAAAGTCACGCTGCCAGCCAAAAGTACGTTAACGCTGAGCGGCAGCATCCAGAATGCGACAGAGACGGTCCATGCGCCTGTGGTAGCGTCCTTGGTTTTGGTTGCCCGCAAGGTAAGCTGCCCATTGCCCGCACTGGCGCTGATCGGCGTAAAACTGACGGACGGCTCACCAGTCCAGAAGCCTACGGGGTAGGTCTTGGACCATGTACCCGTCGTGCCGGTCGTCAGGCTGCTCTTGCTATCTTTGATAAGGATTTTGGCTGTCAATGCCGCAACCGTGGCGTCGGCATCCGCCTTGGTCATCAGCGTGGACATGTC